GGTGAAACAATTCGATCATTTTTTGAACAATGGATGGACTGTATTATTGATCCATTCCAGAATACACTCTCAGAGGACAGAGATAATTATCTCGGTGGTTTAGAAATTGATGTGCTAGAAGATGATGGATCAATTAGTAGTCAGTATGCTGTTTTTGAAGTTTTTCCAAAATCAATATCACCTGTTGAATTATCATATACCAGTACCAATGAATATTTAACTTTTAATGTTTCTTTCTCATTCAGAGAATACGAGCATAAACCAAAATAATTAGGAGTTTGTTATGACATCAAAGATTAGTACGCTACTCACAGCGGACACCCCAACATATAATTTAACTTTGCCTCTTTCTAAAAAAGAAGTAACCTTCAGACCATTCAGGGTAAAGGAGGAGAAAATTTTACTTCTTGCCATGGAGAGTGATGATCCGATTGAAATGTATCACGCACTTAAAAATCTCATAGATTCCTGTAGCGGAGAAGACTCTGGATCTTTACCGATTGTAGATATTGAATATTTGTTTATTAATATTAGAGCAAGATCAATAGGTGAAATTGTTGAGCCTGTGGTAAACTGTCCAATTACAAAAAAGAAAATACCACTTAAGGTTGATCTTACCAAGGTAAAACCACCAAGCACTAAGAATATTTTAGACAACAATATAAAAATTAGTGAGAATGTAGGAGTTACTCTACGATATCCCACACTTAATAGTTTGATAAAAAATAAAATTGTTGATACAGATGTGTTAGGTGCAAACAATATCATTCAGATGGTTGCATCATGTATTGAAGAAATTTATACAAAAACGGAATCATTTAATTGTGATGAGGTAATACCAGAGGAAGTTGTCGAATTTGTTGAGTCTATGTCCGCTGAACACTTTGAAGAAGTCTCAAAATTTTTCGAGTCAATTCCATCGCTTGAACATAAAGTAAAATATTACACCCCAAAAGAAGGTGGAGGTAAAGAGCAACAGACAGTAACGTTGAGTGGTTTGTCTGATTTTTTCGGCTAACCCTTTCACACAACAATTTACATAATTACTATGTTTTGAATTTTCAGTTGTGTCAGTATCATAAGTGGCAATTATCAGAAGTTGAAAACATGATGCCGTGGGAAAGGGAGATTTACGTCTTACAACTTCAAAAATACTTAGATGATGAAAGAAAAAAGATTGAGGCACAAAGGAATCGTCAGAGATAAATAAGTCGGAGGAAGAATGCCTGAAGACGGAACCCCATATTTACCCTTCTTTGGAGGAACACCCGATGAGTCTGGAAGATTCCGAGACGATAAGGGTAGGTTTATACCCATGCCTCCCACATCAGGATCTGATTCTGGAACAACTGAAAAGCAGGAGTTAGAACGAAAGACTGAAGAGGCAGCAAAAGACCTCAAGTCAATCAAGGAAAACACTGACATCGCTGGTCAGATGGGTTTGTTCCCCGATATGGACCGTGATCAAAACTTTCGGTACACTTCAACAGACGGTCGAGCAGGACAAATTGATGCAAAAACTCCGCAGGAAGCAGCGGACAAACTTCGTAAGATGGGTATCTACCCACAAGAAATAACCATCAATGAGAGTAAGGGAAAGAAAAAGGGTGGGGGAACTTCTGCTTCTGATGAAGGTGACGAAAAGAAAGAAGCACAAACTTTTCTCGGAATCTTAGCCGAGGTCTTAATTGGGGATGTGAAGGGTTTCTTTAGAGGTATTGTTGATTCGATTCCTGGCGTAAAGCAAATCTTCAAAGCGATTGATATTCGAAGACAAAGAAGAAAAGCACGAGACGCTGAACAAGAAGGTGAAGGAACCGAAGGTGTTTTCGAAGAACAAGATGCAGAAGTAAAAACATCAGAGGGTGTTGAGGATCTAAGAGATCAATCTGGAGAATCTGATTCTATACTCATGGATATAATTCGAGATAGCATCGCTGCTCCTCTCGCATCTATACAAACTTTATTATTTAATATTGATAAAAATGTCGATCTTCTTGTTCGTGAAACTTTAGGAAGTAAACTCGAAGATAAAGAGGCGATGAATGAACTATCTAAGGGTGGAGGATCAGGAACATCAAGTAGGCTGACAACTGGTGGTGGTGATGATGGTGGTGGTGATGGTGGTGAGGGTAAAGGTGATTTACTCGGTGACGTTCTTGATACCGCAGGTGACTTAGCAATCGCCAGAGGTCTGACTCGTAGTGGAGCAGCAGCAGGCGGAGCAGCAGCAGGGACACAAAAAGTAAGTAGAATGAGAAGACTCGGAAGAGCCCTCGCTAAATCAAGAGTGGGTCGAGGTGTTGTTGCTGCGGCTGGTCTTGCAGCAGGTTTGAAAAATACAAAAGTAGGTCGATTTGTCGGTAAAAATTTATCGAAAGTTGCAGACACCAAAGTAGGTAGAGGACTGTCATCAGCGAAGAGAGTTTTAACTACTCCTTTCTTTGGATTAGGTGCAAAAACAGCAGCAGCAGGAGCAGCGATGCCAAGCATACCTGCATCGCCTGGTCTAAATCCAATTCCGCTCGAAGGTGATGTACCAAAACCGAAAAAAGGTTTCTTCGGACGAATGTTCGACAAAGCGAAAAGTGGTGTTAAATCAGTTGGAAAGGGTCTGAAGAGTGCTGCTGGTGCGATCAGAAATCCAAAAGAGTTTATCAAGGGTCTGGTTAGTAAAGCAGGTGGAGCAGGTGGTATTCTAAAAGCGGGGATTAAGAAGATCCCACTTATTGGTTCACTGATAGAGGGTTTGTTTACCGTTGCAGATATTCGTAGTATACGAAATGATGCCTCGATGACCAAAGAGGAAAAGAAAAAACAAATTGGTTCACGAATCGCACAGGGTATTGGTGGAGTGCTTGGTACAGCAATCGTTGGTGGTGCTGGTTCTGTGTTACTGCCTGGTCTAGGAACAATAATCGGTGCGATTGGTGGTGACTTGGCTGGACGATTCTTAGGTGATATCGTTGCAAGTATGATTGGTCCTGAAAAAATATACAGTTTAGTGTCTGCTTTGATTCCAGCGGTAAGTGTTGATAGCGATGATGTTCCATCTGGAATACCAAAAAAGTTTGCTGAGGCTGGAGCAGTATCATCTCAAGCGTTTACAAAAAATACCACTACAGATACATCTGAGAAAAACATTAAAATAACACAATTTTATGATGCTGAGGGTAATGTTGTTGGTGAAATGACAGATCAATCATTTAAGACAGGTATTGGAACCAACATTCAAAGAAGTGATGTTTCAAAAGGAGTCAAGAGTGAAGTCGGGGTTAGTTCTGGGGATCTTACTCAGAAAGGTTTCACTCCCGTGATTACAGGAAATGACTTATCTATGAACACGGACAATAACGCAACTACAAATGCAATTAACATGCAAAATGATAACGCAAATAATTCAACACAATTAGCGATGTCTGGTGGTGGTGCAACAAATACTGGTGGATCAGTTATGAATGGTGGATCAGCAGTGAATAACATGGTCGCTGCAAGAGGCGGAGATTCTATAACAAATAATAATTCTACTGTGGTTAGCACTGGTGATCGAGTAAACACAGAGGAATCTTTCTTTAGACGACCTGCACAAACTCGTGGAGAGGCTGGAATCTTCGGGACTGCATAAAAAACCCCTCTCCGAAGAGAGGGGTTTGTGAAGATAGATTTATTTAATCTTAGTCTTCGTTCGCAAGATCATTAAAGTAATCAAGCGTGGATTGTTTGTTACTCGATTCAGTTGAATCGGTGTCAAACGTTGGTGCTGACTCTGTGGTATCCTCAACAGTTTCTTGCACTTCTGGTGCAGAGTTTCGAGGATCGCTACCGATGACGGTATCCAACTTGGTCTTCAACTCGTCATAGGTTTTGAATGTGGTTGGATCAGTAAACTCTGAAAGAGAGTGTTGTGATTTCCAAACACGTTCGAGAGCGGAGTCATCACCCTCGAACAACTCGGATGGTGTAGCAAACTCAGACTTATCGTAGTTTACATAACCACCGACTTTGCGAATCTTAAGTTTGAAGTCTGCACCAGACCAGAAATCAAACGGATTCAGTGGTTCCTCATCTTGGAACTCAGGTTGCATCGCTTCTTGGATCTTATTAAAAATCTTTGGTCCGTAGCGATACAAGAAAACTTTACCTTCGTTTTCGGGATTCGCTGGATCAGAAATAACCATGATGTTTGAAACGTATCGAGTTTGACGCTTACGAGATCGAGCGATATCTTTGTCAGACTCAACACCACTGTTCCAAAGGCGACTGTTCATTTCGGAAACAGGATCCTTTTCGTTCAGGGTTGTACGAGACTTCTCGATGTACCAACCACCGACACCCTGAAAGGAGTGTTCAAAGAACTTTGCCCACGGAAGGTCATTACCATCCGCAGCAGGAAGAAAACGAATAACTGCATAACCATTACCAGAGGAATCTCGTTGAGCAGTCCAGAACCGCTCATCTTTATACGAATCCTTTTTGTTCATCTGCTCCAACTTTGCAGTCAAGTCAGAGATACTACCTTTAGAACGCTTTTTGAAATCAGAAAATGAACCCATAAATCTTACCTTTCCGCGAGGATCTCCCCCGCACTAACTGAGCAGGAACTCCCTGCTTCTGAAATATCTTACCACAATATTTATGCTTGTCAACCAAACTTTAGTTTACTTTTTCTATTTCGCATGATGTTCAAGTCTCTCGCCTCAATTTCAATCTTCTCTTTGATTGGTTTTGATAAAAACTTGGCGATAGACTCTACCTCAATATTTTGTTCCTCTGCCACATGCACAACTGCTTCAATGTAACTTCCAGAACTAGAAGCAACGTTTATTATCTTTTCACAGATAATTTTTTTATCAGGTAAACTCATAGAACCTCCTTTGTAGTAATTTATCATAAGAAGAAAGTATGTCAATCTCCTCCTC